AGTGAAATACCTCCCTTTTGTGTATTAGTCTGTTTGTCTACTTTTTGTGTTGGTGGTGAGTGTTGTGCAGCCTGAGCTTCCTGGGTGTCGTGAGTGGTGTGAGGAGACGCGCCGTTGGTGGCGTGTGTGGGGTGAGGATAGCCGTGCATCGTACGTGTCTGATGAGGAGTGGCTGTTTTTGTTGGATGCTGCTGTGATTCATGATGTGGTGTGGCGTGAGGGTCGTGCGGATTTGGTGGCTTCGCTTCGTGCTCATGTGAAGGCGTTTATGGGCATGTTGGATAGGTATTCGGTTGATGTGGTGTCTGGTGGCCGTGGTGAGGGTTCTGCGGTGGCTATGATTGATCGGTATAGGAAGCGTAGGGGGGCTTGATGTCTCCGGTGGTGGGTTCTCAGGTTCCGCGTCATCGTGTTGCTGCGGCGTATTCAGTGACTGCTGGGGGTGATGCGGGTGAGCTTGGTAGGGCTTACGGGTTGATGCCTGATCCGTGGCAGCAGCAGGTGTTGGATGATTGGCTTGCTGTGGGTGCTGGTGGGCGGCTTGCTTCGGGTGTGTGTGGGGTGTTTGTGCCTCGACAGAATGGCAAGAATGCTATTTTGGAGATTGTTGAGTTGTTTAAGGCGACTATTCAGGGTCGCCGTATTTTGCATACGGCTCACGAGTTGAAGTCGGCTCGTAAGGCGTTTATGCGGTTGAGGTCGTTTTTTGAGAATGAGCGGCAGTTTCCGGATTTGTATCGTATGGTGAAGTCGATTCGTGCGACGAATGGTCAGGAGGCTATTGTGTTGCATCATCCGGATTGTGCCACGTTTGAGCGTAAGTGTGGATGTCCGGGTTGGGGTTCGGTGGAGTTTGTGGCTCGTAGTCGGGGTTCGGCTCGCGGGTTTACGGTTGATGATTTGGTGTGTGATGAGGCTCAGGAGTTGTCGGATGAGCAGTTGGAGGCTTTGCTTCCTACGGTAAGTGCTGCCCCGTCTGGTGATCCGCAGCAGATTTTTCTTGGTACCCCGCCTGGGCCGTTGGCTGATGGGTCTGTGGTGTTGCGTCTTCGTGGTCAGGCTTTGTCGGGTGGGAAGCGGATTGCGTGGACGGAGTTTTCGATCCCTGACGAGACGGTTCCTGATGATCTATCGAGGTCGTGGAGGAAGCTTGCGGGGGATACGAATCCTGCGCTGGGTAGGCGTCTGAATTTTGGCACGGTGTCGGATGAGCATGAGTCGATGTCTGCTGCCGGGTTTGCTCGGGAGCGGCTTGGCTGGTGGGATCGTGGCCAGTCTGCTACGTCGGTGATACCGGCTGATAAGTGGTTGCAATCCGCGGTCAACGAGGTAAAACTCACCGGTGGGAAAGTGTTTGGGGTTTCGTTTTCTCGTTCTGGTAATAGGGTTGCTTTGGCGGGTGCCGGCAAAACGGACGATGGTGTTCATGTTGAGGTTATTGATGGCCTGTCGGGCACGATTGTGGACGGTGTTGGCCAGTTGGCTGATTGGTTGGCGTTGCGTTGGGGTGACACGGAGCGGATTGTGGTTGCCGGTTCTGGTGCTGTGTTGTTGCAGAAGGCTTTGACTGATCGTGGCATTCCGGGTCGGGGTGTTGTGGTTGCCGATACTGGAACCTATGTGGAGGCGTGTCAAGCCTTCCTTGAAGGTGTCAGGTCTGGGAATGTTTCTCACCCTAGGGCTGATTCTCGCCGTGACATGTTGGAGCTTGCTGTGAGGTCGGCGGTTCAGAAACATAAAGGCTCGGCGTGGGGTTGGGGTTCCACGTTTAAGGATGGCAGTGAGGTTCCTCTTGAGGCTGTGTCGCTTGCTTATCTTGGGGTGAAAACAGTTAAAGCGAAGTGGCGTGAACGTAGCGGTAGGAAGCGGGTGTCTGTGGTATGAACGTGGACGAGTTGGCTCTGATTGAGGGCATGTACGATCGTATTCAGAGGTTGTCTTCGTGGCATTGTCGCATTGAGGGCTACTATGAGGGCTCTAGCCGGGTGCGTGATTTGGGGGTTGCTATTCCTCCGGAGTTGCAGCGTGTGCAGACTGTGGTGTCGTGGCCTGGGATTGCGGTGGATGCTTTAGAGGAGCGTCTGGATTGGCTTGGCTGGACTAATGGTGATGGCTACGGCCTGGATGGCGTGTATGCTGCGAATAGGCTTGCCACAGCGTCGTGTGATGTGCATTTGGATGCTCTGATTTTTGGTTTGTCGTTTGTGGCTGTTATTCCCCAGTCGGATGGGTCGGTGTTGGTTCGTCCGCAGTCACCGAAGAATTGTACGGGCAAGTTTTCTGCCGATGGGTCTCGTTTGGATGCGGGTTTGGTGGTTCAGCCGACTTGTGATCCTGAGGTTGTTGAGGCAGAGTTGTTGCTTCCTGATGTGATTGTTCAGGTTGAGCGGCGCGGGTCTCGTGAGTGGGTTGAGACGGGCCGTATCGAGAATGTGCTTGGTGCGGTTCCGTTGGTGCCTGTTGTGAATCGCAGGCGCACGTCTCGTATTGATGGGCGTTCGGAGATTACGAGGTCGATTCGTGCCTACACGGATGAGGCTGTGCGCACGCTGCTTGGCCAGTCTGTGAATCGTGATTTTTATGCATATCCGCAGCGTTGGGTGACGGGTGTTTCGGCTGACGAGTTTTCTCAGCCTGGCTGGGTCCTGTCGATGGCGTCGGTGTGGGCTGTGGATAAGGATGATGATGGTGACACCCCGAATGTGGGGTCGTTTCCGGTTAATAGTCCGACACCGTATTCGGATCAGATGCGCTTGTTGGCGCAGTTGACTGCGGGTGAGGCTGCTGTTCCGGAGCGCTATTTCGGGTTTATCACGTCTAACCCGCCTTCTGGGGAGGCTTTGGCTGCCGAGGAATCTCGGCTTGTGAAGCGTGCTGAGCGGCGTCAAACGTCGTTTGGTCAGGGCTGGATGTCGGTTGGTTTCCTGGCTGCCAAGGCGTTGGATGCTCGCGTTGATGAGGCCGCGTTTTTTGGTGATGTGGGTTTGAGGTGGCGTGACGCGTCAACACCTACCCGGGCTGCTACGGCGGATGCTGTGACGAAGCTTGTGGGTGCCGGTATTCTCCCGGCCGATAGCCGTACGGTGTTGGAGATGTTGGGGCTTGATGATGTGCAGGTTGAGGCTGTGATGCGTCATCGTGCCGAATCGTCTGATCCGTTGGCGGCTTTGGCTGGGGCTATATCGCGACAAACTAACGAGGTTTGATGGATGGCTTCGGGTGCTATGTCGAGGCTTGCTGCGACCGGGTATCAGCGTGAGGCGGTCCGGTTTGCTGGGAAGTATGCTGGCTATTATTCGGAGTTGGGTCGTTTGTGGCGTTCCGGGAAGATGAGCGACACGCAGTATGTTCGTTTGTGTGTGGAGTTGGAGCGTGCCGGCCATGATGGTTCGGCGTCGTTGGCGGCCAGGTTTGTTTCTGATTTTCGCCGGTTGAATGGTGTGGATCCGGGTTTGATTGTGTATGACGAGTTTGATGCTGCTGCGGCGTTGGCTCGGTCGATTGCGACTACCAGGATTTTGAAGAGTGATCCGGATAAAGCCCACGATACTATTGATGATATGGCGGTCGGGTTTAATCGTGCCGTGTTGAATGCTGGCCGTGATACGGTGGAGTGGTCTGCGGGTGCGCAGGGCAGGTCGTGGCGTAGGGTTACGGATGGTGATCCGTGTGCTTTTTGTGCCATGTTGGCGACCAGGTCGGATTACACGACCAAGGAGCGTGCGTTGACGACAGGGCATACTCGGCGTCATAAGCGTGGCGGTAAGCGTCCGCTTGGTTCGAAGTATCATGATCATTGCGGGTGCACGGTGGTTGAGGTTGTGGGGCGTTGGGAGCCCACCGCGGCCGACACCGAGTATCAGCGGGTTTATGAGAAGGCTCGCGAGTGGGTTGATGATCACGGGTTGCAGCAGTCGCCTGGTAATATTTTGAAGGCTATGCGTACTGTTGGCGACATGAGATGATGGTTTCCGGTTGTGCGCCGCCGGTTATCGGTGTACGGGTTGTCTCCCGCACGGGGGGCGGCAAGAAAATAATGTTTTCCGCAAGGAGTGTAAGGTTAGGCTATGGCCGATCAGAGTGTTGAAGAACAGAATGTCGACAATGATGTTGTTGTGCCCGGAAAGGGTGGAGACATTGTTGATGCGGTGCAAGGCGACGGCGGGCAGAATGTTGCCGATGATAAGTTGAAGAGTGAAGGCGAGGGTAAATCGTCTGGGACTGATTGGAAGGCTGAGGCTCGTAAGTGGGAGTCTCGTGCTAAAAGTAATTTCGCCGAGTTGGAGAAGCTTCGCGCCTCGGATGGTGATGCGGGGTCTATGATTGATGAGCTTCGCCGCAAGAATGAGGAGCTCGAAGACAGGATCAACGGGTTTGTTCTTGAGGGTGTGAAGCGTGAGGTGGCTGCCGAGTGCGGCCTGTCCAGTGATGCGGTCGCTTTCTTGCACGGCGGTGATCGTGAAGCTTTGGTGGAGTCTGCTAAGGCTTTGAAGGGTTTGATCGACCATAATGGTGGCGCGGGTGTGCGCCGTCTTGCGGGGAGTGCCCCCGTGGATGATGTTAAACGACGTGAGGGTGTCGCGTTTGTGGATGCCCTGGTCAATAATTCTAGGAGATGATTTGTGATGGCTGACGATTTTCTTTCTGCAGGGAAGCTTGAGCTTCCTGGTTCTATGATTGGTGCGGTTCGTGACCGTGCTATCGATTCTGGTGTGCTTGCTAAGCTGTCGCCGGAGCAGCCGACTATTTTCGGCCCGGTGAAGGGTGCCGTTTTTTCGGGTGTTCCTCGCGCCAAGATTGTTGGTGAGGGCGAGGTTAAGCCGTCTGCTTCTGTTGATGTTTCTGCGTTTACTGCGCAGCCTATCAAGGTTGTGACTCAGCAGCGTGTCTCGGACGAGTTTATGTGGGCTGACGCCGATTACCGTCTGGGTGTGCTTCAGGATCTGATTTCTCCGGCCCTGGGTGCTTCTATTGGTCGCGCCGTGGATCTGATTGCTTTCCATGGTGTTGATCCGGCTACGGGTAAGCCTGCTGCTGCTGTTAATGTGTCGCTGGATAAGACGTCGAAGACGGTGGATGCCACGGATTCTGCCACGACCGATCTTGTTAAGGCTGTCGGCCTGATTGCGGGTGCTGGTTTGCAGGTTCCTAACGGTGTCGCTCTGGATCCGGCTTTCTCGTTTGCGCTGTCTACAGAGGTGTATCCGAAGGGGTCGCCGCTTGCCGGTCAGCCGATGTATCCTGCCGCCGGTTTTGCTGGCCTGGATAATTGGCGTGGCCTGAATGTTGGTGCTTCTTCGACTGTTTCTGGTGCCCCGGAGATGTCGCCTGCCTCTGGTGTTAAGGCTATTGTTGGTGATTTTTCTCGTGTTCATTGGGGTTTCCAGCGTAACTTCCCGATCGAGCTGATCGAGTATGGTGATCCGGATCAGACTGGCCGCGACCTGAAGGGCCATAATGAGGTTATGGTTCGCGCCGAGGCTGTGCTGTATGTGGCTATCGAGTCTCTGGATTCGTTTGCTGTTGTGAAGGAGAAGGCTGCACCGAAGCCTAATCCTCCGGCCGGTAACTGATTTATTGTAGCTGTGATATGTTTATGTGCAGGGGGTGGTGTTGATGGGTATTATTTTGAGGCCTGAGGATATTGAGCCTTTCGCCGATATTCCTAAAGATAAGCTTGAGGCGATGATCGCTGATGTGGAAGCTGTTGCTGTCAGTGTCGCCCCCTGTATAGCTAAACCGGATTTCAAGTTTAAGGATGCTGCTCGGGCTATTTTGCGTCGGGCTTTGTTGCGCTGGAATGATTCCGGGGTGTCGGGGCAGGTGCAGTATGAGGCTGCCGGGCCGTTTACGCAGACGATACGGTCGAATACGTCTTCTAATTTGTTGTGGCCTTCCGAGGTTGCTGCGTTGAAGAAGTTGTGCGACGAGAGTGGTGGCGCTGGTAAAGCGTTCACTATCACACCCACGATCCGTGGCGGGTATGCTCATTCCGAGGTGTGTTCTACTGTGTGGGGTGAGGGCTGTTCGTGCGGGTCGAATATTAACGGCTGTGATGGCCCTTTGTGGGAGATATGATATGACGAGTTTTCCGTTTGGTGAGACTGTGGTGATGCTTCAGCCTTCTGTTCGTGTCGATGATTTGGGCGACAGGGTTGAGGATTGGGGTCATCCTGTGGAAACCGTGTACCATAATGTGGCTGTTTATGCTTCCGCTTCGCAGGAGGATGAGGCTGCAGGCCGTGACTCGGATTATGAGCATTGGTCGATGCTGTTCAAGCAGCCTGTTGTGGGCGCTGATTATCGTTGTAGGTGGCGTATTCGGGGTGTGGTGTGGGAGGCTGACGGGTCTCCTATGGTGTGGCATCATCCGATGTCTGGCTGGGATGCGGGCACGCAGATTAATGTGAAGCGTAAGAAGGGCTGATGGGTCGTGGCTCAGGATGTGAATGTGAAGCTGAACTTGCCGGGTATTCGTGAGGTGTTGAAGTCTTCTGGGGTGCAGGCTATGTTGGCTGAGCGTGGCGAGCGTGTCAAGCGTGCGGCCTCGGCGAATGTGGGCGGTAACGCTTTCGATAAGGCCCAATACCGTAGCGGTTTGTCGTCGGAGGTGCAGGTTCACCGTGTTGAGGCTGTGGCGAGGATTGGTACCACCTATAAGGGTGGTAAAAGGATTGAGGCGAAGCATGGCACGCTGGCCCGGTCGATTGGGGCTGCGTCGTGATCATTTACGGTGATCCGCGTGTGTGGGCTAAACGCGTGCTCAAGGATGATGGCTGGCTGTCTGGGATACCATGCACCGGGACAGTGTCGGATAGCTTTGAGGGTGACCTTATTTGGTTGGCGTTGGATGGTGGCCCACAGTTGCATGTTCGTGAGCGAGTGTTTTTGCGGGTGAACGTGTTTTCTGATACGCCGGATCGTGCTATGTCGTTGGCGCGTCGTGTTGAGGCTGTGCTGGCTGATGGCGTGGACGGTGACCCTGTGGTGTACTGTAAACGGTCTACTGGCCCTGATTTGCTGGTTGATGGTGCACGTTTTGATGTGTATTCGCTGTTCGAGCTGATATGTAGGCCTGCGGAGTCTGAATAAGCTTATTGTTTTTGTTTTAATGTAATTGTTTGATATTTAATGGGGGTTGTGATGGTTGCAACACGTAAAGCGTCTAATGTTCGCTCTGCTGTTACTGGCGACGTATATATTGGTAAAGCTCATGCTGGTGACACTATTGATGGTGTGAAGACGGTTCCTGATGGGCTTACAGCTTTAGGGTACCTGTCGGATGACGGGTTTAAGATTAAGCCTGAGCGTAAAACGGATGATTTGAAGGCTTGGCAGAATGCGGATGTTGTTCGCACTGTGGCTACAGAGTCGTCTATCGAGATTTCTTTCCAGCTGATCGAATCCAAGAAAGAGGTTATCGAACTGTTTTGGCAGTCGAAGGTTACTGCCGGATCCGATTCGGGTTCGTTCGATATTTCTCCTGGTGCCACAACAGGTGTTCATGCCTTGTTGATGGATATTATTGATGGCGATCAGGTTATTCGCTACTATTTCCCTGAGGTTGAGCTTATCGATCGTGACGAGATTAAGGGCAAGAATGGCGAAGTGTACGGGTATGGTGTGACGTTGAAGGCGTATCCTGCCCAGATTAATAAGAAGGGTGATGCGGTGTCGGGTCGGGGGTGGATGACGGCTTTAAAAGCTGATACTCCTCCGGTTCCTCCTACGCCGCCTAAGCCTGAGCCGGATCCGAATCCTCCGTCTGAGAACTGATACACGATTTTAGGGGATTGTTGATAGATGAGTGACGCTGGTTACACGTTGAAGATTGGTGACCATAGCTGGGTGTTGGCGGATGCGGAGGAGACGGCTCAGGCTGTTCCTGCCCGCGTTTTCCGTCGTGCCGCTAAGATTGCCCAGTCGGGGGAGTCTGCGGATTTCGCCCAGGTTGAGGTGATGTTTTCTATGTTGGAGGCTGCCGCCCCGGCTGACGCGGTGGAGGCTTTGGAGGGGCTGCCTATGGTTCGTGTGGCGGAGGTTTTCCGTGAGTGGATGGAATACAAGCCTGACGGTAAGGGTGCCTCGCTGGGGGAATAGTTTGGCTCCACGGCCTGATTGATGATTATCGTGGGGCCATCGAATACGATTTTCGCACTAAATTTGGTGTTTCTGTTTATAGTGTTGGTGGCCCGCAGATGTGTTGGGGTGAGGCTGTCCGGCTGGCTGGCGTGTTGTGTGGTGATACGTCTAGCCAGCTGGCGGCCCACCTGAATGGTTGGCAGCGCCCGTTTGAGTGGTGCGAGTGGGCTGTACTGGACATGTTGGATCATTACAGGTCTGCTAATAGTGAGGGGCAGCCGGAGCCTGTGGCGAGGCCTACGGATGGGCGTAGGGCCCGGTTTACGTCTGGGCAGGTGGACGATATTTTGGCGCGTGTTCGTGCCGGTGGCGGGGTGTCTCGCGAGATTAATATTATGGGGTGAATAGTGTATGTCTGGTGAGATTGCTTCCGCATATGTGTCTTTGTATACGAAGATGCCTGGTTTGAAGGCGGATGTTGGTAAACAGCTTTCTGGGGTGATGCCTGCTGAGGGTCAGCGTTCGGGTAGCTTGTTTGCTAAGGGCATGAAGTTGGCGCTTGGTGGCGCCGCAATGGTGGGTGCCATCAATGTTGCTAAGAAGGGCCTCAAGTCTATCTATGATGTGACTATTGGTGGCGGTATAGCTAGGGCTATGGCTATTGATGAGGCTCAGGCTAAGTTGACTGGTTTGGGTCACACGTCGTCTGACACGTCTTCGATTATGAATTCGGCTATTGAGGCTGTGACTGGTACGTCGTATGCGTTGGGGGATGCGGCTTCGACTGCGGCGGCGTTGTCTGCTTCGGGTGTCAAGTCTGGCGGGCAGATGACGGATGTGTTGAAGACTGTCGCCGATGTGTCTTATATTTCGGGTAAGTCGTTTCAGGATACGGGCGCTATTTTTACGTCTGTGATGGCTCGCGGTAAGTTGCAGGGCGATGACATGTTGCAGCTTACGATGGCGGGTGTTCCTGTACTGTCTTTGCTTGCCAGGCAGACGGGTAAAACCTCGGCTGAGGTGTCGCAGATGGTGTCGAAGGGGCAGATTGATTTTGCCACGTTTGCGGCTGCGATGAAGCTTGGCATGGGGGGTGCTGCGCAGGCGTCCGGTAAGACGTTTGAGGGCGCTATGAAGAATGTTAAGGGTGCCCTGGGTTATCTTGGTGCTACGGCTATGGCGCCGTTTCTTAACGGGTTGCGGCAGATTTTTGTTGCGTTGAATCCGGTTATCAAGTCGGTGACGGATTCTGTGAAGCCGATGTTTGCTGCCGTCGATGCTGGTATTCAGCGTATGATGCCGTCTATTTTGGCGTGGATTAATCGTATGCCGGGCATGATTACGAGAATGAATGCACAGATGCGCGCCAAGGTGGAGCAGTTGAAGGGTATTTTTGCGAGAATGCATTTGCCTGTCCCTAAAGTGAATTTGGGTGCCATGTTTGCTGGCGGCACCGCGGTGTTCGGTATTGTTGCTGCGGGTGTGGGGAAGCTTGTTGCAGGGTTTGCCCCGTTGGCGGTGTCGTTGAAGAATCTACTACCGTCGTTTGGTGCTTTGAAGGGTGCCGCTGGCGGGCTTGGCGGCGTGTTTCGCGCCTTGGGTGGCCCTGTCGGTATTGTGATCGGGCTGTTTGCGGCCATGTTTGCTACGAACGCCCAGTTCCGTGCCTCGGTGATGCAGCTTGTGGGGGTTGTTGGCCGGGCTTTGGGGCAGATTATGGCCGCTATTCAGCCACTGTTCGGGATTGTTGCTGGCGTGGTTGCCAGGTTGGCGCCAGTGTTCGGCCAGATTATCGGCATGGTTGCTGGTTTGGCTGCCCGGCTGGTGCCTGTTATTGGTATGCTTATTGCCCGGCTGGTTCCTGTTATCACCCAGATTATTGGTATGGTAACTCAGGTTGCTGCCATGTTGTTGCCTATGCTGATGCCGGTTATTCAGGCTGTTGTTGCTGTGATACGGCAGGTTATTGGTGTGATCATGCAGTTGGTGCCTGTTTTGATGCCGGTTGTGCAGCAGATTTTGGGTGCGGTCATGTCTGTTCTGCCACCGATTGTTGGTTTGATCCGGTCGCTGATACCGGTGATCATGTCGATTATGCGTGTGGTGGTGCAGGTTGTTTCGGTTGTGTTGCAGGTGGTGGCCCGTATTATTCCGGTTGTTATGCCGATTTATGTTGCGGTGATTGGATTCATTGGCAAGATTTATGCTGCGGTTATCGGTTTTGAGGCTAAGGTTATTGGCGCTATTCTTCGTACTATTACGTGGATTGTGAATCATTTAGTGTCTGGCGTGAGGTCTATGGGCACGGCCATCTTGAATGGCTGGAATCATATTAGAGCGTTTACGTCAGCGTTTATTAACGGTTTCAAGTCGGTTATTTCTGGCGGCGTGAACGCGGTTGTGGGGTTTTTTGCGCGGCTTGGTTCTTCGGTTGCCTCCCATGTGAGGTCTGGTTTTAACGCGGCCCGTGGCGCTGTTTCTTCTGCGATGCATGCTATCCGTAGTGTGGTGTCTTCGGTGGCGTCTGCTGTTGGCGGGTTTTTCGGGTCGATGGCGTCTCGGGTTCGTAGTGGTGCTGTGCGCGGGTTTAATGGTGCCCGGAGTGCGGTATCTTCTGCTATGCATGCTATGGGCTCGGCTGTGTCTAGTGGTGTGCATGGTGTGCTGGGTTTTTTCCGGAATCTTCCTGGCAATATTAGGCGTGCTCTCGGTAACATGGGGTCCCTGTTGGTGTCTGCTGGCCGCGATGTGGTGTCTGGTTTGGGTAATGGTATCAAGAATGCTTTGAGTGGCTTGTTGGATACGGTGCGTAATATGGGTTCTCAGGTTGCTAATGCGGCGAAGTCGGTGTTGGGTATTCATTCCCCGTCGAGGGTGTTTCGTGACCAGGTTGGCCGGCAGGTTGTTGCCGGTTTGGCTGCCGGTATTGAGGGGAATGCGGGTTTGGCGTTGGATGCGATGTCGGGTGTGGCTGGCCGTTTGCCGGATGCTGTGGATGCCCGGTTTGGTTTGCGTTCGTCGGTGGGCTCGTTTACACCGTATGGCAGGTATCAGCGCATGAATGATAAGAGTGTTGTGGTGAATGTTAACGGCCCGACGTATGGGGATCCTAACGAGTTTGCGAAGCGGATTGAGCGGCAGCAGCGTGACGCGTTGAACGCGTTGGCTTACGTGTGATTGCGGGGGTGTTGTGCATGTTTATTCCTGACCCGTCTGATCGTGCCGGTTTGACGGTGGATTGGACTATGTTTCCGTTGGTTGGTGATGGTCCGGAGCGTGTGCTTCATTTGACGGATTATACCGGGTCGTCTCCTGTCATGTTGTTGAATGATTCGTTGCGCGGTTTGGGTGTTCCTGAGGTGGAGCATTTTTCTCAAATGCATGTTGGTGTGCACGGTTCGGAGTGGCGCGGGTTTAATGTGAAGCCTCGGGAGGTGACGCTTCCTGTGCTGGTGTCGGGTGTTGATGCTGATCCGGTTGGCGGGTTTCGTGACGGTTTTTTGAAAGCGTATGACGAGTTGTGGTCTGCGTTTCCTCCGGGCGGGGTGGGGGAGTTGTCTGTGAGGACGCCGGCTGGTCGTGAGCGTGTGCTAAACTGCCGGTTTGATTCGGCGGATGACACGTTTACGGTTGATCCGGTGAACAGGGGTTACGCCCGTTATGTGCTTCATTTGACGGCTTATGACCCGTTTTGGTATGGGGATGAGCAGAAGTTTCGTTTCAGTAACGCGAAGTTGCAGGATTGGTTGGGTGGCGGCCCTGTCGGCAGGAAGGGTACGGCTTTTCCTGTGGTGTTGACGCCTGGTGTTGGCTCTGGCTGGGATAACCTGTCTAACAGGGGTGATGTGCCTGCGTGGCCTGTGATTCGTGTTGAGGGGCCGTTGTCGTCGTGGTCTGTGCAGATTGATGGTTTGCGTGTGTCTTCGGATTATCCGGTTGAGGAGTATGATTGGATTACTATTGATACGGATCCTCGGAAGCAGTCTGCGTTGTTGAACGGATACGAGGATGTGATGGATCGCCTGACGGAGTGGGAGTTTGCGCCTATTCCGCCGGGCGGTTCGAAGAGTGTGAATATTGAGATGGTTGGTTTGGGTGCCATTGTTGTGTCGGTGCAGTACAGGTTTTTGAGGGCTTGGTGAATTGTTGTGGCTGGTCTTGTCCCGCAGTTAACGTTGTTTACACCGGATTATCGTCGTGTGGCGCCTATCAATTTTTTTGAGTCGTTGAAACTGTCGTTGAAGTGGAATGGTTTGTCAACACTGGAGTTGGTGGTGTCGGGGGATCATTCCCGTCTTGACGGGTTGACGAAGCCGGGTGCACGGCTGGTTGTTGATTATGGTGGTGGCCAGATTTTTTCTGGCCCGGTGCGTAAGGTTCATGGTGTGGGTCCGTGGCGTTCTTCGCGGGTGACTATCACGTGTGAGGATGATATCCGCCTGTTGTGGCGTATGTTGATGTGGCCTGTGAATTATCGTCCTGGTTTGGTTGGTATGGAGTGGCGTGCGGACAGGGATTATGCCCACTATTCGGGTGCGGCTGAGTCGGTGGCTAAGCAGGTGTTGGGGGATAATGCTTGGCGTTTTCCGCCCGGTTTGTTTATGACCGATGATGAGCGTCGTGGCCGCTATATTAAGGATTTTCAGGCCCGGTTTCACGTGTTTGCCGATAAACTGTTGCCGGTGTTGTCGTGGGCTCGGATGACTGTCACGGTGAACCAGTTTGAGAATGCGAAGTTTGATCAGCGTGGTTTGGTGTTTGATTGTGTGCCCGCGGTGACGCGTAAACATGTGTTGACTGCCGAGTCGGGGTCGATTGTGTCGTGGGAGTATGTGCGTGACGCCCCTAAGGCTACTTCGGTGGTTGTGGGTGGCCGCGGTGAGGGTAAGGATCGGCTGTTTTGTGAGGATGTTGATTCGATGGCCGAGGATGACTGGTTTGATCGTGTCGAGGTGTTTAAGGATGCCCGTAACACTGATTCCGAGAAGGTGTCTCTCTTTGATGAGGCCGAGCAGGTGTTGTCCGAGTCGGGGGCCTCGTCTGGGTTTAAGATCGAGTTGGCCGAGTCGGATGTGTTGCGGTTTGGGCCCGGCAATCTGATGCCGGGGGATTTGATCTATGTTGATGTGGGTTCTGGCCCTATTGCGGAGATTGTGCGGCAGATTGATGTGGAGTGTGATTCGCCTGGTGACGGGTGGACGAAGGTGACACCGGTTGCGGGGGATTATGAGGATAATCCGTCGGCGTTGTTGGCTCGCCGTGTTGCCGGTTTGGCTGCCGGTGTGCGGGATTTGCAAAAGTTTTAGTAAGTGATTGGGGTTTGTTGTGGCTATTGTGTGTAAAGGGTTTGATGGTGTGTTGACCGAGTATGATTGGGCTCAAATGTCTGGTCTGATGGGTAATATGCCGTCTGTGAAGGGCCCTGACGATTTTCGTGTCGGCACTACTGTTCAGGGTGCCACAGTGTTGTGTGAGGTCCTGCCGGGGCAGGCTTGGGCTCACGGGGTGATGTGCACGTCGAATAGTGTTGAGACGGTGACGGGGCAGCTTCCGGGCCCGGGGGAGACCCGCTATGACTATGTGGTGTTGTCTCGGGATTGGGAGCAGAACACAGCGAAGTTGGAGATTGTTCCTGGGGGTCGTGCGGAGCGTGCCAGGGATGTGTTGCGTGCCGAGCCTGGCGTGTACCATCAGCAATTGTTGGCGACTTTGGTGGTGTCGTCTAACGGGTTGCAGCAGCAGTTGGATAGGCGTGCTATAGCGGCCCGTGTAGCGTTTGGGGAGTCTCCTGCTTGCGATCCTACCCCAATGGAGGGTGACCGGGTGATGGTTCCTTCTGGGGCTGTGTGGGCTAATCATGCCGGCGAGTGGCTGCAGTTGTCTCCGCGTATTGAGACGGGTTCGAAGTCGATCATGTTTGGCGGGTCTTCTGTGTATGCTTACACGATCCCGTTTGGTCGCCAGTTTACGTCTCCGCCTGTTGTGGTGGCGTCTATGGGCACGGCGGCTGGGGGTACGACCCAGATTGATGTGAAAGCCTACAATATTACTATGAGTAAGTTTGATTTGGCGTTTATCACTAATGATGGTTCTAAGCCGAATGGTGTTCCTGCGGTAGCTAACTGGATTGCTGTCGGCGTATGACTGTACAGGTGTTGTGGCGGATGGTGTGATGTTGGGGGGCTGTGGTGTCGTGGTTTACTCCTGCACTGGTGGCCTCTATCTGTACCACGTTGGCCACGATTTTGGGTTCTGTCCAAGCGGTCACATCCAAGTCTAGGAAGCGTTTGCGCAGGCTGTCTGCGCAGGTGGATGCGATGGAAGAGTATACGTGGGGTGTGCGGCGTGAGGTTCGCCGGTTTAACGCCCGGCTTCCTGGCGGGGTGGATCCGCTTGTGTTGCCTGACCCGCCAGGGTTTTTGCAGGATCAGTTGGGGGGTGAGTGATGAGGGAGTTGGAGGAAGAAAAAAGGCAGCGCCGCAATTTTGAGAAGGCTTCCCTGCTGTTGTTGTTTTTGTCGCTTGTGCTGTTGATGGTGGTTGCTGGGGGTGCTTTGCGTTTCGGATCGGTGTCTTCTGAGCGGGATTCGGAGCAGGCTCGGGCTGAGTCGAATGGTACAGCGGCTAAGGGTTTAGCCAGCCGTGTGCGGCAGGTGTGTGCGCAGGGTGGCGTGGAGTCTGTTAAACTTCACCGTTCTGGTTTGTGTGTGGATGCTGCCCGCACGGAGCGGAGTGTTGCGGGTGTGCCTGGTCCGGCTGGTGTGCGTGGCCCGCAAGGCCCTGCAGGTGTGGATGGTCGGGATGGTGTTAATGGTTCGGCTGGGCTTGTTGGCCCTGTTGGTCCGCAGGGTTCTCCTGGTTTGAATGGTGTGAAGGGTCCTGACGGGTTGCCTGGTGTGAATGGATCGGATGGCCGTGATGGTGTTCCGGGTCGTGCAGGTGCTGATGGTGTGAATGGAGTTGACGGCGCTGATGGTCGGGATGGTTCGGCCGGTGAGCGCGGTGATGTGGGCCCCTCGGGTCCTGCCGGCCCGCAAGGTGCACAGGGTGAACGGGGTGAGCGCGGCCCCGCCGGTGCGAACGGATCCGATGGTAAAGATGGTAAGGATGGGCGCTCGGTGGTGTCCGTGTACTGTTCTGAGGGCCGCCTGTTTGTGAAATATAGTGATGGTGTGGCTTCTACTATATTGGGTTCGGTTGCCTGCCAGAAGGTGAAACCGTCTCCTGTGGTTACCGTATCATCCCACAAATAAAAGATAGAAAAGGAGTGACTTATGTCGATGGTGTTTGGGGGTGGTGTGTGGTGAGATACATTCCTGCGGCGCATCATTCTGCCGGCTCGAATAGTCCGGTGAATAGGGTTGTGATTCATGCGACATGCCCGGATGTGGGGTTTCCGTCTGCTTCTCGTAAAGGGCGGGCGGTGTCTACGGCAAACTATTTTGCTTCCCCGTCATCTGGTGGTTCGGCGCATTATGTGTGTGATATTGGGGAGACGGTGCAGTGCCTGTCCGAGTCTACGATTGGTTGGCATGCCCCGCCGAATCCGCATAGTTTGGGTATAGAGATTTGCGCGGATGGGGGTTCGCACGCCTCATTCCGTGTTCCAGGGCATGCCTATACGCGGGAGCAGTGGCTTGACCCTCGGGTGTGGCCCGCGGTAGAGAAGGCCGCTGTCCTGTGCCGGCAGTTGTGTGACAAGCATGGTGTTCCGAAGAGGAAACTTTCGGTGGCTGATTTGAAGGCTGGCAGGCGGGGTGTGTGCGGGCATGTGGATGTTACGGATGCGTGGCATCAGTCGGATCATGACGATCCGGGGCCGTGGTTTCCGTGGGACAGGTTTATGGCCGTCGTCTGCGGCGGTAGTGGTAGTGAGGAGTTAACTGTGGCTGATGTGAAAGCTTTACATGATCAGATTAAACAATTGTCTGCGCAGCTTACTGGTTCGGTGAATAAGCTGCACCATGATGTTGGTGTGGTGCAGGTGCAGAATGGTGATTTGGGTAAACGTGTTGATGCCTTGTCGTGGGTGAAGAATCCGGTGACGGGGAAGCTGTGGCGCACCAAGGATGCCCTGTGGAGTGTCTGGTATTACGTGTTGGAGTGTCGTAGCCGTATTGACAGGCTGGAGTCTACTGTCAACGATTTAAAGAAGTGATGTGTTGTGGGTAAACAGTTTTGGTTGGGTTTGTTTGAGCGTGCCCTGAAAACTTTTGTGCAAACGTTTGTTGCTGTGCTTGGGGTGACGGCTGGTGTCACGTATACTGCGGAGTCGTTTCGCGGTTTGCCGTGGGAATCCGCGTTGATCACAGCCACGGTTGCTGCGGTGTTGTCGATTGGGACATCGTTTGGTAGCCCGTCGTTTGTGGCCGGTAAACCTAAAACGGCGCCTGTTGTGGATGCTGGGCTTGTTCCACCGGATGATGGGGGCTTGGTTGAGCCGCATATGGTTGATGTGTCGGATCCTGGCATGGTTGAGCCGATGGATGATGCTGATCTTGGTGGAGGCTATGTGCCGAGGCGTGCTGCCGAGTCTGAGGTTGGCACGGTAGAGTCTACTGTTGCATAAGTGAATATATGTGTGTGCCCCAGCGGTGCTGCCACGATCGTGTGGTGGTTGCTGCTGGGGCACTATTTTTGTGTCTACAGGGGTTTTACAGGTTGTCGTCTAGGGCGTCTTCGAGTGTCTGTTGTAGGAGTGCACACTCGGCGAGGGTGTCTTCAGCCTGGTCGACAATGTTTTGTTTTGCTATGCCTGGATAGTTGTCGCGGTGATTGTAGATGGCTTCCAGAATGTTGTCTGCCATGATTTGTAGTGTTAGGGCCTGGTTGGTGATGCATTCCAGCTCGTCTAGGGCGGCCTGGCTAGCCTCCGGCTGCCGGTTGTCCGGATGTTCTGCAAGGTTGCAGTCCCACAGGATTTCTTGGCATGCATCCCTGGTGTCTGCGTCCACATCGATGTCGTCTAGGCTGACACCGTTGGCGTTGAGGCTGATGTTGTCGAGGTTGATGGGAACCAGATATTCGCTGCTGATGCTGCAGGTGATGTTTGCGAGTTCTGTCATGTTTCGTGGCTGCTGCTGTATGATGCGGCGGGCCGCGGTTTTGAGGGCTGTGACTGTTCGGTGTCTGTTACTGGGCATCGTTTCTATTCTTCTTCCCCGGTGTAGCTGGTGGTGTTGGTGTACTGGGTGAGTGTGATCAGGCACTGGTCGGCCCACTGTTTCACCGTCTGCCGTGTCACACCCAATCGTTGGGCTGCCACCGAATAGGTTTGATCATACCCGTAGACTTCCCTGAATGCGGCAAGCCGTGCTAGCCGTTTCCGCTGTTTGGATGGTTCACACGTGAGGGTGTAGTCGTCGATGGCTAGCTGCAGGTCGATCATGGCTACAATGTTGTTGCCGTGGTGTTGTGGCGCGGTTGGTGGGGGTGGCATGCCCGGCTCTACACTCGGTTTCCATGGGCCGCCGTTCCAGATCCATTGGGCGGCTTGAATGATGTCGGCTGTGGTGTAGGTTCGGTCCATGTGTCACCCCTTGAACAGGTTGTCGAGGTTGTCTGGGTTGGTGGTGTCGAATCGTCCGACACAGTGGCAGTAGTCGTACATGAGTTTGATGATGTGTTGGTGGTCGCCGAGGTAGGTGTTTCCGCTGATGCTGTAGGTGGCTGTGCCGTCTTTTGCGATGGTGTATTTGGCGGTGATGGTTTCGGGTGTTTCGGTGTTGGTGATGATTGCTGTGGTGGTGGCGCCTACTGTTTGTAGCCTGGTGGTTTGGGTTCCGTCGTCGAGGATGGTAGTAACCATGAGGGGTTCTCCTTTTAGTTGCTGGTTTGGTTGTCGGCTAGATGGATAATATCGGATAAAGGTTTCGGTTGGTCTAGGTGTTGTATTGTTTTGTTGGCTAGCCGTTTGGCTACCCTGTAACACATTTTGATGTAGTGTTTGTTGTCTAGGTTGTGGTATTGTTCCCGCACCGCAATATATAGTAGGGAGTCTTGGTACAGGTCGTCTGCACTAATTGCGGGGTAGTGTGTGGCTACTTTGGTGCATGCCCGGTTGAGTGTGTAAAGATGATGGTCTGTGGCCCATCCCCACGATGCGGTGGTGGCCAGGTCTGCTTTTGTTGGTCGTCTGCTCATGGCACTATTTCATCTCGCTATCTGATAGTTGTTTGGTGTTTTGTTGTGGATAGTGTAGCACACTAGTCCGGGGTGGCCGGTGGTGCCCGTCTTGTGCCGGTACCAGACGGATTCTCCTTCCATGGATGGGCATTGGATGAAGGTGCGTTGTCCTTGCTCGGAGATTTCTAGGTGGTGCCGGTGCCCTGCCATGAGTATATGGGATTTGGTGCCGTTGTGGAATTCTTGGCCGCGCCACCATTCGTAGTGTTGGTTGTTGCGCCATTGGTGTCCGTGAGCGTGGAGGATTTGTGTGCCTGCCACGTCGACGGTGGTGGTCATTTCGTCCCGCTCAGGGAAGTGGAAGTGGATGTTGGGATATTGGCTGGTGAGCTGGTAGGCTTCTGCGATGGCGCGGCAGCAGTCCACGTCGAAGGAGTCGTCGTAGGTGGTGACTCCTTTGCCGAAGCGTACTGCTTCACCGTGGTTGCCAGGGATGGAGGTTACGGTGACGTTGGCGCAGTGGTCGAACAGGTGGACGAGTTGCATCATGGCCATGCGGGTGAGCCTGATTTGTTCCGTCAAGGGTGTTTGTGTGCGCCAGGCGTTGTTGCCTCCTTGTGACACGTATCCTTCGATCATGTCGCCGAGGAAGGCGATGTGGACTCGTTCGGGGTTGCCGGCTTGCTGCCAGTAGTGTTTTGCAGCGGTGAGGGAGCGCAAATAGTCGTCGGCGAATCGGCTGGTTTCTCCGCCGGGGATGCCTTTGCCTATTTGGAAGTCGCCTGCCCCGATGACGAATGCGGTTTTACTGTCTGTTGTGGTGTTGTCTGTTGTGGGTGGCTGCCAGTCGGCTAGCTTAGCTACGAGTTCATCTACAGGATATGGGTCTGTTGCGGGTTGGTGGTCGATGATTTTTTGTACGGATCGGCCTGTTTCCCCGTTCGGTAAGGTCCATTCGGAGATGCGTGTACGGCGTACAGTACCATTGGCTAGATTGTCGTCGATGGTGTCGATGGCGTTGTCGTGGTTGGCTAGCTGTGTGAGGAGCCGGTCTATATTGTCTATCACTGGTTTTCCTCCTCCTTCTGGGTGTTGGTTTGTTTGCGGCGATAGTCTTTAATGACGGTTGCGGAGATGGGGTATCCGGCTTGGGTGAGTTGTTTTGCTAGCCACGAGGCGGGGATGGTTTTGTCGGCGAGCACGTCGGCAGCCTTGTTGCCGTAGCGTTGAATAAGGGTTTCAGTTTTGGTTGCCATGATGTCCTAGGGGTTGTGTGGTTGGTTGCCATCCTGTGCGGCAGTCGCCGTCGTGTCCTGGTTTGCGGGTGCACCACGATACGGTTCCGTCTGTGTGGTTGAGTGTTTTACCGCACATGACGTTTTGTAGATGCTCCGGCAGTGCGGCGTCACCCTGGTTGCTGGTTTGTGTGTCGAAGAGTGTTTTTTGTTTGGTGAAATGCTCTGACACGGTGCCATTATGTACGGGTAGTATCCATGTTTTCCATTGTTGTTGTAGCCTGGTGTTCCAGTGGAATTGTTTGGCCGCGTTCGTGGCTTGTTTAGCGGTTTTGTAATAGCCGACTAGTATGCGCTGATGTTCACTGTCGGGTGGGTTTTGACCTCGCCAGTATTGCGCTGCGACGGCGTACCTGTTGCTGGCTGTGAAGGCGTCCCAGCAGTATTCGATAATGTGCTGGAGCACACTATCGGGCATGTCTTGTGCTTGGTTTTCGTCGAGCCACGCGTCGACAATGATGTTGCGTATGGCTTGTTTGTCTTTGGTGGTGGGTTTGAACGAGATGCTCACAGTACGGGCCTGTCGTCTTGCATGAACTGGTTGAAGGTGTTGTTCCCGGCGTGTTGGGCTTGTGTGATTTTCTGGTCGGTCCAGTCTGGGTGTTGCTGTTTCAGATAGTGCCAGTGGCACGCATTGTAGGTTTCGTCTTGTAGCCGTGTGAGATGGTTTTCGGTGATGATTTGTTTCCACATGGCCCATGACACGTCGAGCCGGTTGAGGATTTCGAGGGCTGGGATGTTGAACTGGTCGAGGAAGAGGATTTCGTGGGTGTAGTAGTTTTTCTCGTAGGCGTCCCATCCGCTTCGGTGCCTGTTGGGCTGGTTTTTGGGGTAGGCTTCCCGGCATACTTTGTGTAAACGCTTGGCCATGTCGTCGGGTAGTTTAATGTCGGGGTTGGCGCGGATCATGGATCGCATCCCATCATAGGTGGTGCCCCAGGTGTGCATGATGTAGGTGGGGTCTTCACCATCAGCCCATTTTTCTGCACAGATGGCGAGGCGGATACGCCTCCTGGCTGCCTGGCTGGTGTTGCGCCGGTTGGGGATGGGGCACGTGTCGAGGGGGTCCATGATGTTTTTTATACCTTTCTTGGTTTCGTGTTGTTGACGGGTTTTATTGTAGCACTGTGTCTAGTGCTTGTGTCAACCCTGTTTTTCCGGCCTGCAGGTAGGTGTCTGTGACATCCCCCAGGGTGAGGGGCACATGGGTGGCTTGGGGGAGTGCTGCCTGGAGGGTTTGGGCCATCTGGTGGCCCGCCTTGTCTGGGTCTGACCATATGTAGATGTGGTCGTAGCCTTCGAAGAATTTGGTCCAAAAGTTTTGCCACGAGGTGGCGCCGGGTAGGGCGACGGCCGACCATCCGCATTGTTCGAGGATCATGGAGTCGAATTCGCCTTCGCAAATGTGCATTTCGGCTGCCGGGTTGGCCATGGCGGCCATGTTGTAGATGGAGCCTGTGTCCCCGGCGGGGGTCAAATATTTGGGGTGGTTATGGGTTTTGCAGTCGTGCGGGAGTGAGCAGCGGAAACGCATTTTTCGTATTTCGGCTGGGCCGCCCCAAACGGGGTACATGTATGGGATGGTGATGCACTGGTTGTAGTCTTCGTGGCCTGGGATGGGGTCATTGTCGATGTATCCAAGGTGGTGGTAGCGGGCTGTTTCTTCGCTGATGCCTCTTGCCGAGAGCAGGTCGAGAATGTTTTCGAGGTGGGTTTCGTAGAGGGCCGAGGCTTTCTGGATTCGGCGGCGTTCCGCAATGTTGTATGGGCGTATGCTGTCGTACATTCGGGTTTTCTTCTTCTAATCGTTGTTGTAGCTTGGCGAGGCCTCCTCCGATACCGCATGTGTGGCAGTACCAGACGCCCTTGTCGAGGTTGATGCTCATGGAGGGCTGGTGGTCGTCGTGGAACGGGCAGAGGATGTGTTGCTCGTTCCTGGATGGGTTGTAGCGTATCCGGTAGGTGTCGAGGAGGCGGCAGGTGTCAGAGGTGTGGGAGGAGCTCTTTGAGGGTTGATACCACATAGGCTTCACTCCATGGCTTGTTGCGCTGTTTCATCACTACGAGTCCGATAGTGGACTGGCTGGTTTTGTTTCGGTGTGTTTCGTAGTTGCGTGCTTCTGTTGTGGCTTCTTTCACGAATTCGGCGAGGTGGGGTTGTCCTGCTTTGGCTTCGATCACATAGGTTTTGTGGCCGGTTGTGAGGATGAGGTCGCCTTCGTCTTCGCGGCCGTTGAGGTGAAGGCGTTCTATGTCGTATCCGATATCGCGTAGCTGGTGGAGGAGTCGTGTTTCCCATTCGGCGCCGGCCCGCCGGTTGCGTGCCTGCTGTGTAGCCATAGTTTTTAGAGTCCTTTGTGTGTTGCGGTCATGTTCCAGGGCTGTTTTTCGGCGAGTGGCCCAAAAAAGGTGTATTCGGGGTAGGCTCGTAGCCGCTCGTATCGGGTGCCGTCTGGACTGGATTTGCCGGTGCGCTGTTTTAGCACTGCGATGCGTGCCTCTGCCGGTATCGTGAGGCCGTTGCCGTTATCCTCGCCACCATACAGTGAGACCCCGAGGATGAGTTGTGGTTTTTCGGAGAGGCCGTTTTTAATTTCTCGCCGGGCTGGCGGGTGTTCGATGTCGGTTCCGGTTTTGTCGGTTGCGTGGTGGGTGACGATGATGGTGGAGCCAGTATCCCTACCTAATGCTGTGATCCATTGCATGGCTTCTTGCTGGGCCTGGTAGTCACTCTCGCAGTCTTGGATGTCCATCAGGTTGTCGATAACAATGAGTGGTGGGAAAGTGTTCCACATCACCATGTAGGCTTGCAGCTCCATGGTGATGTCGGTCCAGGTGATGGGTGACTGGAATGAGAAGGTGATGTGTTGGCCGTGGTGGATGCTGTCTCGATAGTATTCTGGCCCGTAGTCGTCGATGTTGTGTTGTATCTGTGTGGTGGTGTGTTGGGTGTTGAGTGAGATGATTCGTGTGGAGGCCTCCCAGGGTGTCATGTCCCCTGATATGTAGAGGGCGGGCTGGTTGAGCATCGCTGTGATGAACATGGCTAGCCCTGATTTTTGGCTGCCGGACCGCCCCGCGATCATGACGAGATCCCCTTTGTGGATGTGCATGTCCAGGTTGCGGTAGAGGGGTTCTAGTTGTGGTATGCGGGGCAGTTCGGCTGCTGTTTGGGAGGCCCTCTCGAAGGATCTTTGGAGAGAGAGCATCGGGACCTTATCTATCTATCGGTTGGGTGTGTATTGGTGGTCAGATGGAGTCGATGTCTACATCATCACTACCAGTGGTGTTGGGCTGGTTGTCTCGGCGGTCAACATATGCGGCTACGAGGTCGTAGATGGCGTCGTCGAGGGGTTTGAGGATGACAGCGTTGAACCCGTTTTTGGTGCGGACGGTGGCGAGTTTGAAGGCTTGTTCTTCTCCCAGGTAGGTTTCGAGGTCGCGGATCATGGAGTGTGGGCGATCATTGTTTCCGCGCGCTTTCTCGATGATCGCATTATTAATGGTTTCGGGTGTGCTGTTGTTGAGATCGTCTAGGGTGTGGAAGATGGTGACATCGGCGTAGATGCGGTCTGAGGTCTGTCCTCCGTATCCTTCAGTGTTGTGTTCGACGTCATGCACTTTGAAGGCGATGGCGGTGGCGTCCTGGTTTCGGGACGGGTTGAAGAAGGTGCTGTCGTTGTTGTTGCGGTAGTTGGCGAGTCCCATAACTGTATCCTTTTCTTGTTTGTTTTTGGTTTTGTTGGTTTGTGTCTGTTTTATCGGGTGAGGCTGTTTCGTTTGCTGCGGAAAGCCTCGGAAACATCACTGTTGCTGGTGATGATCTTTTTGTACTGTTTCAGCAGGTCGGCTAGCTGTGCCTTGCTGGTGGCTTTGCTGATTTTGTCAATAACGATGGTGTTTTCTTGGGATGCGATGTTGTCCACATAGTTTTTGGCAGCCTGATCGTATCGGTCTTGTAGAATAATGGATGCGCTCGCGATCAAGGTTGCCAGGTCCCAATCTTTCGAGACGGTATTGTCTTTGAGTCCTCCGAGTAGGTCGATGATGGCTGCTTTTGTGTCGGCGACTGTGTCTCCTCGGATGACCGCCCATGGTGCAGCATAGTCGCCGCCGTATTTGAGTGTGATAGTAATACGATCATCGCCGGTGTTGGTGTCGGTCACTGGTGCTCCTCGTCTGTCTGTGTCGGTGGTTCGATGATGGTTTCGATGGGATAGCGGTAGGCGTCCTTGCCGTCTACCGCCCAGCAGGCGTCCCGTACGGGGCATCCTTTACACATGGGGGTGACGTGGGGGACGAAGATGCCTTCACTAATTCCTTTCATTGCTTGACTGTACATGGATGATACATGCCTGTAGGTGTTGTTGTCAAGATCGTACAGTTCGGTTGCTGTGCCCTCGATTGGGGACTGGCTGTTGTTGCGGCTGCTGGCGGGTGTCCAAAACATGCCTTTCGTCACATTGATGTCGTGTTGGTTGAGCATGTACCGGTAGGTGTGCAACTGCATATTGTCGGCGGGTAGGCGTCCGGTTTTGAGGTCGAGGATGAATGTTTCACCGGTGTCGGTGTCGGTGAATACACGGTCGATGTAGCCAACAATCTTGGTGCCGTCGTCTAGTGTTGTTTCGACTGGGTATTCGATGCCTGGCTGGCCGTCTATCACTGCCACATGGTACTGTGGATGGTTTGTGCGCCACTGTTTCCACCTGTCGGTGAAGATGGGGCCGTACATCATCCACCAGTCGTAGTCTTTCTTGTTGGGGCCTCCTGTTTCGCGCATGTTTTTGCACGCCCGGCCGGAGGGTTTGATCTGGATGCCCTCGGATTGGGCGAGGGCTACCTGTGTGTCGAAAACGTTTTTGAAGGATAAGAGGTTGTCGGGTATTTCGGGATATTCGGTAGGGTTGTGCAGGTGGAGGTCGTGCTGTTCTGTGATGTGGTGTATGGCGCTGCCGGCGATGGTGGCGTACCAGGTGTGCTGTGCCGCCTTGTAGCCGTGGGAGAGGCGCCATTTTTCGCCGCATTCGGCCCACTGTGACAGGGAGCTGTAGGAGATGTGACCTGGATGGTTGATGGTTTTAGGATATTGTGCTAGAGGCATTACTTGTTGTCTTTGTTCCATGGGTTGCGGGTGTCGTGGCCGGCATCGTGTTGCTGGTAGGCGAGGAGTGTCAGGCAGTGCCAGGCGGCGTGTGCCAGGTGGGGTAGCCCGGATTCGTCGTCGAGGTTGTTTCCTTGCTGCCAGGCTAGCAGGTGCCGGTAGAGGGCGTCGATGCTGTGGCTCCACGGGTATCCTCCGGTCCAGTTGTGGTCGCCGTATTTGGTGGCGCCGTATCCGGCTACTTCTCCGAGTGTGTGGAGGGTGGCTGGGTCGATGAGGGAGAGCCGGCACAGTTTCAGTTCTTTTTTGGCTCCGGTGTTGGGGTCGGTGTACATGCTTGTGGGCTTGTCCACGATCGGTGTGCTCCTTTAAGGGTGTGTTACTTGTTTTGGGCGAGGGCTACGGCGAGGATGATAATGGCGAGTGTTTCTGCGATGATGATGGGTGTTGTGATCATTTGGTGTCGCGGGGATTGTAGGTGAGGGTGGATGCGCCCAGGAGGGTGGCGAGGGCGCATGCTGCGATGATGGCGAGGGCGGCTTTGTGGCTGGTTCCTGTTGCGTACATCCATGTGATGATGCCGCCTTGGATCCAGGCGAGGCTGGTGAAGAACGTTTCGTAGCTGTGTAGATCAATCTTGTTGGTGGGTGTGTTCATGACTGTTCCTTGAGGATGGTGTTGATGGTTTTGTAGATGTTGTACAGGTCTGTTTCGATGGTTAAGAGTTGGTTGATTTGGTGGTCGAGGTGGATGTCTGGGTTGAGTTTGTTGATGCGGGAGGCGATGTCGGTGGCTGTGCGGAGGGTGCCGCCGGTGTGGTGGATGATGTGGGCTGTGTCGGCGAGTCCGGTTGTGACGGCGTAGTGGGAGAGGAGAGACATAGCGGCCCTTAGGGGGTTAGTGTTGCGGGTTGATGTTGAGGTCGGTGACGTGCGGGTGGTCTTCTGTTCCTGTGACGAGGCAGTGGACGGTGACTGTGAGTTTGGATGCGCCGGGCTGTTTCGCGGTTGCACCGTAGACGATGCTGAATGTGTCTTTACCAATGGTTTTGTGGAGTTGGAGGTCGATGTCGGGGTTGCCGTTCCAGTTGACACCGTGTGCGGCGGCCTGTTGTTCGGCTTTGCGGTTGCAGGTGTGTGCTGCCGTGATCATGGTGAGTCCGGTGGCGGTTTCTTCACCCCTTGCTTGGGCTTGCTTGTGGGCTTTGGCCTGTTCGGCTTGTAGGGATCGGGTGGCGGCTGCCTGCCGTGCCGCTTTCTCGGCTTTGCGCTGCTGTGCGGTTTCGGGTGTCCACGCGGTGTTGGCTGTGGTGACCTGGGGGGCGGGCTGTGATGCGAGTGGCGGGTTGTCGTCGGGGGCTGGCAGGAATGAGCATGCGGCGATGATGGCGAGGGTGGCGCCGGCGATGGTGTAGCCTGTTTTCTTGTTCATGACTGTTGTCCCCTTTCCGGGGTGTTGTTCGTTGCTGACATGATTAATGATGGTGTGGGCGGTGGCCCATGTCAAGTGTGCGCTCACTCGGTGTGAGCGATCCTTGTGTGGCTAGGGGTTTTATCGGGCGCACAGGGTGAGTAGGTGGCCAACATTGATGCGGGTCACGTTCCAGTAGAGTTGTGTCGCCTCTGTCTGTGTGAGTGGCTTCCACTCGTTATGGCTAAACACGGTGCCATCGGTGGCGATGAATGTGTTGGGGCGTAGCTTGTGGAGTTCAGTCTCTATGCGCTGCCGGTAGGCTTCGGCGAGGCCCTCAAAATCCATGTGGTCGCAGGAGAGGTTTTCGAGGCGTGTCAGGTCGAAGGGTGTGGGGCAGTCGTAGCTGGCGGGGGTGTAGAGCTGGGTGAAGTGGTTGGCGATCTTCTGCATCATGATTCCTTTTCTCGTGTGGTGGGTTGATAGTTTTATCGGGTTGCGGCGGCAATAATGGCGTCAAGGTCGATCATGTCGATCATGTCGTGGAGTTCCTCAGCCTCGTTTCCGTTGAATGGCCGCCAATCCGGGGGTCCGTATACGGCGCCGTCGAGGGTGACCGTCCACAGGGGCCGGATGAGTCGTACGGCTTCTTCGACTTTGGCACGGTACAGGCGGCGCGCCATATCCAGATCAATGTCATCCGAGTGATCTCCGATGAGGGTGTGGAGGCCGAGTGGATCGATCTCGGTTTGCCTGTAGAGGGAGGTGAAGGATGGGGTTATGAGTGTGCCATCCATGGGTGTGCTCCTTTCTGGATTGTCTGGGTTGGTTGTTGTGGTTTCTAGAGTGTGTAGGCTGCGATCCCACTGTCAAGGTGGCGCTCAAACCCGGTGAGCGTTTCATGTGGGTGACATGAGATGTGCCATATCTCACTTAAGCTCTTATTGCCTTTCTAAGCGTCTCAAATCTTCTGGGGGTAGGATTATGCAGGGTTGGGCCTGCCGATCGATTCTAGGGCCCTTCTAGGGCGTTTTAGGGGTATGTCTGGGTGATAGCAGGTCCAGTAGATAACCCGACAGATCTACCCTGGCTTTCATCACGGGGGCCGAGGTGCCATATCTGGGCATGGAATCTACACCCTCATACTGTGTGAGATAAGCCACACTCTCCTGGCTTGATGTGCCCCCTCGAGGCCACTCTGCCGATCTGGCATGGAGGATGTAGCCCAGAAATGCCGTTTAAAGCTTCAGGGGTACACCTAGGAGCGCCTTGCAGGGTGGGGGCTAGGTATTTATACCCCCAGCACATTCTGATCAATTCTAGACGCATCCAGGAGCCTGATACGCGATCAACCATCTCGACATAGATCATCAGCCCCTATCCTGCTTAGCTAAGCCTCAACTATGTGGACAGTGTTGGATACTGTGGGGGAAGAAGGACACGGTAAAAGAAAGAGGGGGAGCATCAGCCTTAAAGCCTTAACACTTAGCGCTTAGCACCGAGCCCCTCAAGGGCTCGGCATCAGCCCGAGCAGGCTCAGCCCTGAAAGGGTACACGCCATCAGGGAAGGCTTTCGAGTACTCGAAAGCCTGAGAGAACACCCTCAGCACTGATGAGCCTAGCGTGTTCGGAAAGAACACAAGAGTACAGTATGACAGCCGTCCGGGAGTGAAACCCGTTCTGACTAGGGGTTTCAGCCTTAACTACCTGTAAAGGTTACAAGACTCTAAGAAAATTTAAGGAAAAGTTTAGGTTTAATTTTTGGACCTTTGCCACCAAAAACACCCGTTTACGCCCCTCAAACCCGCCTATAGAGCCAAATCCACCAGTTTGACCCATCTCAGGTGGGGTATGATAGGCTGGACAGGTAGCCAGCTGGACGCAAGGCCGAAATCCGCTGACGCGGATTTCACCCTTACATCCATCAGTCTACCAAAGACTTAAAAGCTTAACAGCTAAGCGCTAAGCCCTTAAGACCTTAACACTTAGCACCGAGCCCCTCAAGGGCTCGGCATCAGTCTTAAAGCCTTAAACACTTAAAGTACATATAAAACTTTAAGAGCTTAACACTTAAGGTTATAAATAAACATTAAAGCTTTAAAGTCTTAAAGTAAATATATAACCTTAACACCTAAGTTAAGTATAAAACCTTAAAGGCTAAGCACTTAAGGATATAAACTTAACATCAGTGTTTAAGACTTTAAAACTTAAAGTTAACCATCAGTCTTAAACTTTAATACTATAACCTATAAGTCTTAAAGCTTATAGGTATAATAATATAATATAACTATATAAGTATTAAAGTTTATAAGTTATAAAAGTTTTAGAAGAGCTAAGGGGTTAACTTCTTGACTTCTCTACTCTCTTTGGTACTTTCTCTCTTCTCTTCTTTTCTTCATCAGGGGAGAAGAGGAACCTTTTACCGTCAACGCTGATGGAATTTTCGCCGTGTGTCTCGTGTACCACCGGTCGCACGCTCCCGGTTTGTACACTCCCCACACCCTTTCACCCGTGTCTCTTTACGGCTTGGCGTGTTCGGCTGAAGGTGTACAGCGTGTCACGCTCACATCCTTAACACCGGGTAAGACTTAAAGTGTATATTATATGTAGAAGACTTTAAAAACTTTAGGGGTGTTCCCGCTGAGCCTGTGTCCTTCACCGCTAGGCGCCAAGCGCTAAGCTGTGAAACGCGAACACCCATCCACCCCCTTTTTTCTTTCGTGTCCTTCTTCTTTTGACACAGCTGGGGGGCGATGTGATCTTTCTCACACCCATGGGGGGTGGTGGAGAAAACAAACACCCCACCACAAACAGAAAATCCCCTCAAACGAACAAAACAGCCCCCAGAATCGACTAGCAGGGCACAGGCAGGGTAAACACACCCCCGACACATTCCAGGCCGTTACAGGAGCAATGAGAGGCTTACAGGCCACCACGGGTGAACAGGAGGCGAGATGGCACACACCAACCGCACCGCATCCTCCGCCCACCGGCGCTGGCGCGAAAGACTCATCACCCAAGCCCGACAGCAAGGCCAAACCGAATGCCCACTTTGCGGAGCCACCATCACCTGGGACACCCACCAGCTGCCAACCAGCCCCGAAGCCGACCACATCACACCCGTCAGCCGGGGAGGACTCAACACCCTAGACAACGGGCAAATCATCTGCAGAACATGTAACAGAAGCAAAGGCAACAGAACACAACCAAAAATCAAACTCCAACAACAAACCACAAAAAACCTTGTTCCATGGTGAAAAACCGCCAACCCCCCACGGGGACCACCCCCTGCACACCCGTGCAAGACC